AGCAATTAAAAGATACTCTTGCTGGTGGTGGAGTTCAAAACTTCGAAAGTTACCAAAAGATAGTAGGCGAAATTACAGGTCTGTCGTTTACTCTCTCATTATTACAAGACCTGCACAAGGATAATGACGAATAATGTCAAAAGCAATAGAAGCCTTCGGTTCAGGCGGAGAACCAATTCCAGATAAAGTAGAACGATTCATACAACCAGAGGAAAAGTCACCTACCGTGACTCCCGAAAGTGTACACGAAGACGAGGATCTACAATCAAAACTTCCCAAACCAACGGGATACAGAATATTGATACTACCTTTTAGTCCCAAACAAAAGACTAAAGGCGGTATTTATTTAGCAGACTCAGTATTAGAAAAAGAACGTATTGGTACTAATGTTGGGTTTGTGGTAGCACTTGGTCCAGACGCATACCGTGACGGGAATAAATTCCCTGAAGGGGCATGGTGTCAAGAAAGAGACTGGGTGATATTTGGCAGGTATGCAGGAGCTAGACTCAAAATTGAGGGTGGCGAACTGCGTTTATTAAACGATGATGAAATTTTAGCTGTTGTCTCTAATCCAGAAGACATACAATCAGCTTAATTTTATTACGCACATAAGGAGAATAACATGGCAGAAGAAGCTATGCAATCAATAGAAGAAGAAGATGAAGGAACAGAGGTAGAACTTCCAGAAAGTGAAACCGACGAAACCGAATCTGAAGTAAAAGAAGAAGTAGTTGCTAAATCAGAACAAGAAGAAGAGATTGAAGACTACAGCGAAGGCGTTAAAAAACGTATCAATAAACTAACATATAAGGTTAGGGAATCAGAAAGAAGAGAACAAGCAGCCATAGAATATGCTCAGTCTGTTCAGGATGAATTAAATAAAACTAAAAATAAACTTTCAAAAACTGATAAGAACCTATATGATGAATACAGTACACGAGTATCTTCAGAACTAAACTCGGCACAAGAGAGATACAAAAAAGCGTATGAATCAGGTGATACAGATGCTTTAATGGAATCTCAAAAAGATTTAGCCAAGTTAGCAGTTGAGGAAGAAAGCTTAAAAAGGGTAAGACCTGAAGCTGAACCCCAACTACAAGAAGTTACTCAAAGTGAGCAACAGGTGGCTCCTAAATGGACTCAACCTGCCCAGCAGCAACAGGCTCCACAGCCTGACCCAAAAGCAAAAGCTTGGGCAGATAAAAATGAGTGGTTTGGGGATGACCTAGCTATGACAACTGCAGCATTTGCGTTCCATAGACAGCTTACAGAAGGTGAAGGTTATGATCCTACTTCTGATGAATATTATAAAGAAGTAGATAAAAGACTTGCTGAGTCTTTCCCTCATAAATTAGGGAATACTCAAAAAGAAGTGAGAGAGACCGTAGCTGGTTCTAGCAAAGGTGTTGGAACTACTAGAGCTCGATCACGTAGAACTATAAAACTCACACCGAGTCAAGTAGCAATAGCGAAAAGATTAGGTGTGCCACTAGAAGAATATGCTAAGCATATTAAGGAGTAGAAAAAATGGTAGATGAAATAAAAACTACTGAATCAGATCGAACTCCACGATCTGCTGAAAGTCGAGACAAAGTATCTCGTCGTAAACCTTGGCAACCCCCGTCTTTGTTAGACGCACCTCCCCCACCGCAGGGATATGTATACAGATGGATACGAGAATCAATGATAGGGCAGAACGACCCAGCGAATATGTCAAAACGTATTCGTGAAGGTTGGGAACCCGTAAGTGCTAAAGATCACCCTGATTTTGAAGCACCTACTATTGACGACGGTAAACATGCTGGTATTATAGGAGTTGGTGGCTTAATTCTCGCTAAGATACCCAAGGAGACTGTTGATGAAAGGAGAGCATACTATCAAAATGTTGCTGACCAACAGATTCAAGCAGTTGATAATGATCTTATGAGAGAAAGTAATCAAGTGATGCCTATTAGTACACCTAGTAGATCATCCAAGGTTACATTTGGTAAAGGTGGTTCTTAACTTATGTTAAGAACTTTTAATAAAATTTATTTTATAAGGTGAATTAAAAATGGCAAATACAAACGCCCCAGATGGATTCACACCAGCTTATCATATGTCAGGTGGTACAATCCGACCTTCAGAGTTTGCAATAGCAAGCGGAACTAACGCATCTATCTTTTCAGGTGATGTTGTTAATTTATCTAGTGGTTTGGTTATACAAGGGACTGCAACAGGCACCCCACTTGGCGTATTTTACGGTGTAGAATTCCAAGCAACAGATGGATCAGTAGTGTTCTCGAACATGTGGACTGCAGATGTTGCGACTTTAGGTGCTGCGAATGCTAAGGCATTTGTTTATGTTGATCCAGATATTGTTTATGAGGCTCAGTCAACTGGGACTCCTACTCAAGCATCTATCGGCACAACAAATACTATTAGTACTACCGCAGGTAATACTTCAACAGGTCGATCAAAAGAAGGTGTAACAACTACAACTTCTAGTGGTATCGCAACAGTAGTAGGTTTCCCACAGAAACCAAATAATTCTATTGGGCAACACGCTAGAGTTTATGTAACGTTCCCAGCTTCTACATTCGGCAATAGCTAAAAGGTAATTTAAAATGGCAATAAATAGAGCTCAATTAGTAAAAGAACTCGAACCAGGACTAAATGCACTTTTTGGTCTTGAGTACGACAGATACGAAAACGAACATTCTGAAATTTTTGATACAGAAAATTCAGATAGAGCGTTTGAGGAAGAAGTAATGTTATCAGGTTTCGGACAAGCCCCAGTCAAAGGCGAAGGCTCATCTGTAACTTATGATACAGCACAAGAAACTTTCACAGCAAGGTACAGCCACGAGACTGTAGCTTTAGCGTTTGCGTTAACAGAAGAAGCAATAGAGGATAACCTTTATGATAGTCTTTCTTCAAGATACACAAAAGCTTTAGCTAGATCAATGGCTACTACTAAGCAAGTGAAAGCAGCGAATGTACTAAATAACGGTTTCTCAACTTCCTTCCCAGGAGGCGACGGCAAACCACTCATGACAACTGACCATCCTACCTTATCAGGTGGCGATCAGTCAAATGAGCCTAGTGTAGCAGCTGACTTGAATGAAACTTCATTAGAAAACGCGATGATCGATATATCACAGTTTGTTGATGAAAGAGGCATTAAAGTAAATGTTCAAGCAAGAAAACTAATTATACCGCCACAACTACAGTTTGTAGCTGATAGAGTCTTACAGACTCCAGGTAGAGTTGGTACTTCTGATAATGATATTAACGCATTGAAAAACATGGGCATGCTCCCTGAAGGATATGTTGTAAATCATTACTTAACAGATACTGATGCATTCTTTATAAAAACAGATGCACCTAATGGACTTAAACACTTCGTTAGATCTCCTATGTCAACAGGCATGGAAGGTGATTTTGAGACTGGTAACGTTAGATACAAAGCAAGAGAAAGATATTCTTTCGGCTTCAGTGACTGGCGTGGAATCTACGGTTCCCCAGGAGCATAATTCGTTATTCGAATTTAGTAAGGGAGCTTCGGCTCCCTTTCTTTTTTCTATAATAAGGTATATCATTTAATTCTAGGATTTATTAACTTGTTCTACAGACTGACCTAGCAGACAAGCCAAGACGGTAGAACTTATTTCCCAGGAGGAAATTATGGCAAAATCAACATTCTCTGGTCCTATCAAGTCACTAGCAGGATTTATTTCAGCAGGTAACGCTAACGTAGTTAGTTTAACCGCAGACACAACACTTACAGTAGCAGACCATGCAGGAAAAGTTCTTGTATGTAATGACGCAGACGGTAAATTTACTTTACCAAGTATAGTATCTACTGATCCAGGTGATAACACAGATCCTAACCAGTTAAATAACTTAGGTGCTACATTTACTTTTATAGTAGTTACAGCAGCAACAGATATGGACATTTTAACTGACGGTACTGATAAGTTCGTAGGCGGTTTATATACTGGTGTTACTAATGCAACAGGTAAAACTTTTATCTCAGGTGCATCTAACGATGTTATTACAATGAATGGGTCAACTAAAGGTGGATTAGCAGGTAGTATTGTAAAATGTACAGCAATGGCTACTGCTAAATATGCTGTAGAAGGTATTATTTTAGGTTCAGGAACTTTAGTAACTGCATTCGCTGACGCTTAATAGGAGTAACTTATGGCAGACGCAGTAACCTCAACAACAATTGTTGATGATGATAGAAAAGCGGTTATACAACTAACCAATACTTCAGACGGTACAGGCGAGTCAGCTGTAACTAAAATTGATGTAAGTGCTTTAGCAACTAGAAAATCAGACGGTGCAACTTGTACTGGTTGTAAACTAGCTAAAGTTACTTACACAACTTTTGGTATGAGTATAAAACTACTTTGGGATGCTACTACAGATACTATTTGTTTAGATTTAAATGAAAACTATAGTGATCAGTTAGATCTTACAGAGTTTGGTGGAATACAAAATACATCTGGTTCTGGTAAAACAGGTGATATAAACCTGACTACTACAGGACATGCTAGTGGAGATTCTTACGTTATTGTTTTAACAGTAATTAAAACCTTCTAGCAATGGCTACTTCTGGCACTAAAACGTTTAAGCTTAGTATAGCAGACACTATAGAAGAAGCGTACGAACTGGCTGGTATTGAATTAAGAACTGGGTACGATGCAGAAACTGCAAGGCGTTCATTAAATATTATGTTCGCTGATTGGTCTAACAGAGGTGTTAATCTTTGGACAATAGATCAAATTAGTACAAGTCTTACTACAGGCACAGCTAGTTATACTCTCAATTCGTATGATATAGATATAGTTTCTGCTATAGTTAAAGTTACAGATAGTAGTGGTAATTCTACCGATTTAAGCGTAGAACGTATAGGCAGAACAGAGTACCTGAATATACCAGACAAAACAATACAAGGAAGACCTACTCAAATTTTTTTAGACAGGCAGACTACTCCCGTTCTTAAAGTTTGGCCAACTCCTGATAATGTTTCAACCTACACTATAGTAGCTAACACAATACAAAGGATTGATGACGCTTCTGCTTCTAATCAAGACCCCGAAATACCTTCGAGGTTTATTCCTTGTATGGCTAGTGGGTTATCTTATTATCTAGCTCTAAAAAAGAACCCAGAAAAAGCAAGTATTTTAAAACAACAGTATGAGCAAGATTTCCAACTTGCTTCTCAAGAAGACCGTAACAGAGCTTCG